TTATATCATCTATTAATCCTCGAGAATCAAATAAATCAGAAGGATAAAATGCTTCTGTTAAAAAATGTCGTTTTAAATCTAAACTAAATACTCCGCCTAAATCTAAAGTATCTCCTCCAGCAGTTCCACCAAAATCATATGTACCTTCAGAATTTATACCACCAAAATCATCTAAAGAAGCAACAGTATCAAAATCTGTTATTGAATCAAAATTTCCAGTTCCAGTTAAATTTAAAGAATCTGTAGTTGAATCAAAAGCAACATTAGTTTTTGTACCTTGAAATTTAGGACTATCTAAATCTTCTCTTCTTGTCTGAGTAATTAATGGTGCTTGATTATCAGGTAATTCAATAATTACACTTGTTTCTCCAGGACAAAATCTACCGCCATCATCTCTAAATTTTAAAATATATTCTCCTTCTAGATAGGGAACTTCTGCAGAAGTTGTATTACCAGCTAAAGCCTGAATCAAATCTGTACTATTTGAAAATGTTCCATTTCCATTAGTTAAAGGAGAATGTCTTACATAAACTCTTCCCCCGTGCGTTACGTCTAGATCTGTTGATAAATTCCAGCGTAATCTTACTAATTTTTCATTTATTGGTTCTGCTGATAAACCAGATACATTAGAGGGTAATGCAGTTTTTCCGACAGCATTGAAAGTTAAATCTGCTGAAGTAGCACTTGTTTGTAATGCAGCATTATAACTAAATACTTGAAACTCATAAGTTCCAATATCAGTATTAAATATTTCAAAATCAGGAGAAGAAACTGTTGTTGAAACAAAATTACCATTATTAAATCTGTAATTAACTTGGTATTGGGTAACACCAACAATAGGTTGCCAACTAATAATAAGTTTAGATACTGCCTGATTATTTATTTCAACTATTTTTTCTTCAGCCTGTAAAGAGGAAGGAGGGTCTTTAAGAGCATTTAATATTGATACTGTTCTTGTCGGTAAAGTGGCACCATCTTCAATAAAAGCATATTTTTCATTTATATAAGATAAAGCTGTAATAGCATAATTTATTCCATCAGATTCTTCTACTGTTATCACTCTAAATTTTTGAGCCTGGACTGTATCATCTTGCAGTAGCCAAACTGTATTAGGATTAGGAGTTTGAGAAAATGCCGAAGATACTGTAACTACTGCTCCTGAAACACTTGATACTGATCTAGTTTCAACAGTTCCATCTGGTAATATTAAACTTAAAGTTGGATTATTTGTTGTCGGTAAATCTGTTGCAGCAGAATCATCTATTGTTATTTGGGTTGTTGTTGCAGAACTTACTCTTCCGCCTCTTCTAAGACCAGAGCGAACAGGATCAGCAATATCTATAACAGAGCCTGGTCTAACAATAATTCCTGAATCAACAGAAGTTGAAAAAGAAACAACCTCTGATTCATTTTGTTCTGAAAATAAAATTGCTTTTGCTAATCTCCTAGCTTGACCTCTTGATGTACAGGCAAATCCTTTTACTTGTTTAATAATTACTCCAAACTTAGCTATTGAAGCAGTATCTTCGTAGACCTCATAATCTATTTCTCTACTGTCCATATTGAAGTAAGAAACAGAAATCACAGTATTTCTTGTTTTTAATCCACTTCCTGAATAACTAAATCCTAATGAAGTAACATTTGACAAGTTAAATAAATAACTAGCATCTTTAGGACTATCTTGTGTTAAAAGAATACTACCAGCAGACCATGTTGGCATACATCTCATTACACCAGCTAATTCATTTATTAAATCAAATGCTTCACTAGATGATTGAATATTTACGTTACAACTAAATCTAGCTTCTTGTCCTCCAAATCCATCAGAAACTAAAGTATTTGCAAATTTACTAGCAGTTACAAATGAAAACAAATCTAATGAACTATCGGTAATATGATTTCCAAATCCATATCTTGTATCTGTTAAAAGGTCAAGTAATATCATTGCAGGACATGAACACCATTGAGCAGCACCCATAACTCCATTAAAGATATAGCCATCAGGATAAATAATTCTTCCTGTTGCACTGTCAATACTTGGAGTTCCTGAGCTATTTGCTCCTGCTCCTGGAATCCTTACTTTTATTCCTCTAATACGAAATTTTCTAGTAGGTATTGATTGGAACTGCATTGAATCCAATCTTATAGAAGCATATGCACTATTTGCATAAGTATTAGAATCATCAATTATTTCAGCAAAACTTGTCCATATAAATTCATCTTGCAAACTTGAAGTTGAGCTATCAGCTGTAACTCTAGTAACTCGAATATCAACAGGAAAAGAACCTGTTAAATTTATTCTGTAATCTTTTTGGTATGCATCAGCAGTTCTTCCTGTAATAGTGTCAGAAATAACATCAGTAAAACCACCAGAATTATATTGAACAGCTATTTTTAATGAAATAGATGAACCTAATAAATCTCCTTTATCTGTAGCTTTTTGAAGTTGAGGAACAGTAATAGTTACATTAATAGCATCTACATTAGAGTTTGTTATCTGTCTTGTAACTGGAGAAGATTGAGTTACAGTTACTCCTACTGCTGTCACAGAAGAACTATTTTCAATTCCTTCAACTTTTGTTTGATCTGATGTTCCAAATCGAGGGTTAAATGTTACATCTTGAAAGTTAAAATCAGTTGTAACAGGATTTGTAGAATCAGCAGTTGATTTTAAAACAGGAGTATCGTTTAAAAATACATCTTTTAATGAGGCATTATTATAAGCAGTTGTTCCTTTTGTTCTACCCTCTTTTGAAGCAGAAGCAAAACCTTCAATTTCTCCTTCAGAAATAAGATCAAGAAAAGTAGCAAACTGCCTACTATGTAAAGTATCAGGAGTTCTTGTTGGTTGCGGAGGAGTTGGAGGACTACCGCCACCAGAACCAATAATTTTTTTTGGAGCTTTTGTCATGCTTGTACTTGTTGGGTATCAATAGCACCACTTATAACAACTGATCCTGTTATTATTTCTCCATAAACTATAGGAACAGGTGTACCTGCTCTCGATGTATTTTGCGTTCCAGAAAAACTAAATGTTAATTGAGGATCTTGCTCTGACTTAAACTCTTTAGGTTTTGGAACAGGATATAACATATTTGAAACTCCTTGTAGAGTTAAAGTAGCACCAACATAAAGTAATGCCTTTGCTGTAGAAATACCTTTCGCAGCTGTTATCGCTGCTAAACTTCCACCACCAGTTGCAAATGCTAATCCTATTAGAGCTACACCAGCTATTATTTTAAATGTATTATTACCACCTGCACCGCTTATAACAGGTATAAAATGTATATCTTGTTGTCCTATTGGATGATGAATTTCTTTTTCACTAACACTATAATTACCAATTTTTACTTGATAATATTGAGGATTCATGTATTTTTCTACCTGAGGAAAATTATTAACAAGAAAACTTACTGCTTTAGCAAGACTATCTACTTGTATTTCAAATTCTTTATGTCCAACAAATTCTGCAAGTTCTCCATATAACTTTAATTTACGCAACATAACGATACCTCCCTCCTGTGCATTTTAATAACCATTGAGAATAAGGTTCTCTACAAGATAGTCTATCTGTTAAATGATGTAAAACATCTCCATCTAAAAAAATAGCTACATGATTTAAACCTGGAGAACCAATAGACATTAATAAAGCATCACCATTAATTAATTTTTCTTCTGGTCTCAATTCTCTAAAACCTGTACGCCAAGCACAACTTTGAAATAAAGGATTTTTTAGAAATTCTTCTGGAGTTGTTGGTCTATCCCAATCTTTCAGTTCAATATTTTTTTCTTCTTTATACCAATCTCTAACTAAACTCCAACAATCAGTAACACCCCAAACCCATTGTCTGCCTAATAAAGGAGCTTTAAATCCTGTTGGTTCTAAATCTGCCCATGTTTCTGTTTTAGGATTAACTATGTACCATTTTAAATTACTATGTTCACAGGCTACTCTATCAGCTTGTGAAGGCTCTGGAGGTGTTACTGGGTGTGAATGTATTATTGCTATTATTTCGCCTATTGAATCAGCTTTTACATAATCTTCAGGATCTAAAATAAAACATTGATGAGAAGTTAAGGATAAATTTCTACAGGGAAAATATTTTTCTTTTCCTCGAATATTTAATAATAAACCACAAGATTCTTTCGGGTCTTGTTCTTTTGCATGAGCAATAGCGTCTTTTTTCCAATTCATGCTATAAACGTACCTATTGAAGGAAATTCTGTTCTAGTACATTGTCTTTTAGGTGCTCTGATTCCTGCAAGATCAAAAACAGCAGCTAATTCAAATTGAACAACATCTCTATTTTCTTCTGATTTTCTATCTATTTTATAAATTTCCTGAGGAAACTCTGCTGTTGGGTCTGGTGTTCCTAAAGGATTTGTGCCACCAGAAAAATTTACAGCATCAAGATAACGTGCTAAGGTTCTAATTCTTGTTACTGTAGCTCCAGTTAAATCATTTCCTGCAGTAACAGTATTTACATTCAATAAAATTGCTGTAATTGTTCCAAGAGCATTACTAACTGTTAGAGTAGGTCTTGGTAATTGACCTTTTTGGAAAGCAAAACCTTCAGCCTCTATTGGCATTTTTATATATGAATTTCCAGCCCAGATAATATCTCCATTAGCATTTAAACTTGTCCCGTTATGAAATCTGTAAGTTTGAGCAGAGCCATGTAAAGTAGCATCAGTTGTTAATGTAAATAATTCTATTATTGCAGAAGGATTGATCTTTTGTAGATCAGTAATTATAGGAGCAGTACTCATGGTTCAAACACTTCTCTAAATGTAGTTTGAATAGTTGCTCTATTTAAATAAGAAATTCTTTTTGTCCAGGTATCGCATACAAATTTTTTAGAAGAACTTTCTCCTGCAGGTGTGTAATCAAAACTTTCTGTAGAACCTCTAGCGTCTAAAAATGCCTCAATTTCATCTGCCTGTGACTCAGAAACATTAAATGTAAAAATAAATATTTTAGGATTTTGATTTTCTGCTAATCCAAAAGTAATTCTATGTTCAAATCCATCTGCAAAACGAATTACTTTTTTTATAGGTGCAGATCTTTTTTGACTGCCATAAGTAGGTTTTATATCAGGGAAAGTTGCCATTATGCTAATAAACCTCCAGGTCTTTTTTGTCTTATTAGTTCAGATTGTATTGCAACAGATAAAACTTTTCCTAATTCTTCTCCACCTTCTTCATCTCCTTCTACTGTTGAACCTGTTGCATCTACATTTACAACTATATTAGTAGGACCTCCGCCTAAAGTATTATTGGGTAAAACCATTCCAGATCTTGAAGGTGTAAACAATTCAGGTCCACGTTCTCCAACTAAATAAGATTTATTTGCCATAACAGAACCGCCATTAGCTCTTGTTCCTGAAAAGAATTTTCCTAATTCTCCAGGCAATCCTCCTAAAAATGTTGAAACACCGAATTGAATTAAAGCTCTTTGAATTTGTGAAAATACACTACGAGCAACATCTCCAAGAGTTTTTGTTCCACTAATTGCACCATCAATAGCATCAACTAAACCTGTTTCAATAGTACTAGCGATAGAACCATATAAAGTTTTTATTCTTTTTAATTGTTCTTCATTTTTTTTGTCTTGAATTTCTTGTTGTTTAGCTACCCCTAATTTTTTCTTTAATATTTCTATTTCTTCTCTTAAGTTTCTTATCTGTTCGTTTAATAATCCTGCACCTCTTTTTTGCTCTTCTTTTCTTCTTAAAGCTATTTCTAAACGTGTTATTTCTGCCTTAATTGCTTCTTGATTTCCTTCTTCTATAAGTTTGTTAGTTTTTTTTCTTTCGTTATTTTGTTTGACAATAGCAGTTGTAACAGCACCAATTAAAGTAGCTAAAGCAATTAAAGGTAAAGCGTTCATTGCAATTGCTAAAGCTCCTGTAGATACAGCTAATGCTTTTGTTGCAACTGAAGCTGTAGCGTTTGCTTTTGCTAATGCTATTGCACCTGCAGATGTTGCGGCAAATTTTGCAATTAGAATAGTTTTTGCTGCAGATAATAAACCAGAAGCAACAGTAACAGCTTTAAATGATAAAGCTATTCCAGTAAATAATGCTGTTGTTTTGCCTATAGGCGAATTTATAAAATTAGTTGCAACTTCAGTTAATTTTGTTAATCCTCTAATAATAGGTAATACTGCAGGCGCTAAAGTTTCTCCAAAAGCTCTAGATAAATTTTCTGTTTCATTACCTAGCATTTTAAATACCATTGTCGGGTCATTTTTTATTAATTCTTTTAAAGCAGGAGCACCATCTTTTTCTATTTTTCTTAATGCTCTAAGTACAACATCACTTGTTAATTTACCTTGAGAAGCAAATTCTTTTAATTGTCCAATTTCAACATCTAATTCATCTGCAATAGGTTTAAGTATTGTTGGAATTTGTTCTGCAATACTTCTAAATTCATCTCCTTGTAATCTTCCAGAACCTAAAGCCTGAGCTAACTGTCTAAAAGCATTTGACGCTTCTATTGTTGAAGCACCTGCTAATTTAGCAGCTGTATTAAATCCAAAAAATGTAGATTTAATATCTTCTACTCCTACGCCTAAAGGTGCTAACCGTCCAGTAATATTAGTAATTCCTTCGAGTGCTTCTGTAGAACTTAATCCAAATGCTCTTTGAGCATCTGCAGCTATTTGTTGAGATTTTGCAAAAGTTCCAGATTGTTTAGTTAATAATCCTAATCTTACATTTAATTTTTCAAAATTAGCTGCTGTCTGTATTGCATTTTTTCCTAATAAAGTTAAACCTATTCCACCAATAGCAGTTCTTAAACCACCAAATGCTTTCTGTAGCTGATTAGTTTTATTCTGAACACCCTGTAAAGCTCTAGTAGCACCAGTAGCATCAACAGTAAGTCTTACATTAGCCTGAGCCACAGATAAAAAAAGTCTTTATCTAAGTTTACCCTAATTTTTGTTTTTGTCGTTGTTGGGCTATTTTTTCTAGTTCAGTTTTATTTTCAAAATAAGCAACCCAATATATTAATTCTTCTTCTGTTAAAGAATTTCGTAATTCATTTACTGTTTTACCAAGTTCTGTTGCTAGGAAAAATTCAAAATTTAGCCAATTATCCCCCTTTATTCTTTT